CATCTGCGACTACTATAATAAGAAGAAAACTCATTACCTAAACGTAGGTACTCATGGGTTCTACCTAATGAACAAATTAGATCCTCTGAAACTAAACGCCAAACTACAAAAGAAGATTGAAGACTTTGCCAACTGCGCTTCAGCAAGGATCCGTGTTCGTTGTCAATCTAAAGGTGGTGGAGATTATCAGTTTGTTATGACTTTAGAATTCTCTAATGTTAAGAAATCTACCTATAACCTATGTCCGATCTCTGCGCCAAATAATGTAACCATAAACACTGCAGCGTATAAAGATGTGAATAACCAGCTACTACTTAAAGCGTTCGCTTCTTAAAGTAGACATCTTATAAATAACCATATAACACTACTTAATTGATGGATTAAATGAAAGATTATAGACAACTAATCAGAGAACTACCGAGCAAAACGATAGTTCTAGCCTGTTCGAAGTTTAACCCTCCGACTATCGGACATGAACTTCTAATCAAGGCAGTCAAATCTGTAGCTGAGCAAAAGAATGCCAGCTACGCCATTTATGCATCCGATTCAAGCGATGCTAAAAAGAATCCCTTAATTGTAGAAAAGAAATTGCAGTATTTGAACTCGCTGTTTCCGAACACGCAGTTCAATACTTACTCTGACAACATGAGCGAAGTGGTTGCTAAACTAAAAGAAACCTATCGCAATGTAATCATTGTTACTAGCGCAGACAAAGTAGCTTCCATGAAGAAATCTCTAAAGGAAGCTACAGTCATATCAGCCATGGACAAAGATCCAGATAGCGAAGATGCTACTCGTAATTATGCAGTCAAAGGTTTATACGAAGATTTTAAAAAGAATCTACCATCAGCAATACGTGATATTGATTCTCGTAGATTGATGAATGATATTAGAATTGGTTCTGGACTTGAGCCAATCAAAGAAGAAATTAAGTTAGTTAAAGACGATCTGCGTGAACAATATTTCCGTGGCGAAATCTTTAATGTTGGTGAGCAAGTAGAATCCGATGGCGAACAATATGAAATTGTCAAGCGTGGTTCTAATCACCTATTGCTAAAAGAATCTACTGGCAAATTAGTCAGCAAGTGGATTCAGAATGTTAAATTAGTAGAGAAGAAAGTAGAAAAGAAAAAGCTGAAGTCTTTTAAATCTACTGTTAGAAATACTGAGCAGCCAGCTGGTTTGGCTCCACAAGATTTTACTTCTAGAACATTTGATGCGTTTTCAAACACTACAGTTACACCTGGAATTTAAATGAACGAATTAACAACTGCAATTAAAGTTTTGCTGGCTAATGCTACTGTAATGTATTACAAAGCGCATCAGTTCCATTGGAACATTGAGGGTATTGAGTTCACTCAGTATCATGATTTCCTTGGCGACCTTTATACTGATGTTTATAATTCTGTAGATCCAATCGCTGAACTTCTACGTAAGTTAGATGACTACGCTCCAGTAAGTATTGATGAACTTTACAAGTATAAAACATTAGAAGAAGAAACAACTAGAGTAGTTCTTATTTCTGACATTTTAGCAAGTCTGTTAAAAGCAAACGAAGAAGTCTTGGCCAGCCTAAATAAAGTATTCGCCTTGGCTGTTGCTGCCAACAAACAGGGAATGGCTGATTTTATTGCAGGTAGAATCGATGCTCATGATAAACATGGCTGGTTCTTACGTGCTTCTGCTAAGAAAATAGGATAACCCCTAAAAGTTGAGGGGAATACAAATATCGCTTTACTTTTATTGCAAGATATAGTATAATAAGTTAATAGGATAAAAAATGAAATCGTTTCAAACATTTTTAAAAGAAGCTGCCGAAGAAGGTACTAAACTAAAGCACATTACTCATCCTGAAGATCGTCCACTGATGCATGGCCATGATGGCTTTGAACATGCTCATGGTGCTTTGTCTCATGCGCATGAGCACATGAAGGCTGGTAAGAATAATGCTAATCTTACTACAAAGTATGATGGTTCTCCTGCTGTAGTTTTCGGTTCTCATCCTAAGACTGGTAAGTTCTTTGTTGCTTCTAAATCTGCGTTCAATAAAGACCCAAAGATTAATCATACTGATGCTGATATCGATAAGAACCATGGCCATGCTCCAGGTCTTGCTTCAAAATTAAAAGCTGCGTTACATCACCTACCTAAAGTTACTCCAAAGGGTAAAGTTTACCAAGGCGACATTATGCACTCTGAAGGTGATGTTAAGCACGATAAGAAAACTGGCAAAGCATCCTTTACTCCAAACACTATTACCTATACTGCTTCTGGCGATGAAGCCAAGAAAGCTGCAAAAGCAAAAGTAGGTGTAGCGGTTCATACTCAATATCACGGTAAAGACATTCAATCAATGTCTGCGCACCACGAAGTTAATCATCATGAGTTTAAAGATCATCCTGATGTTCACCACCACGATGCCAGCTACGATACTAGCAAAGCAAATCACTCTCAAGCAAATCAAGATGAGTTCCATAAGCATCTGAACGCTGCCAAAGCAGTTCATGATACTCATGGCGATAAAATGTACAAAGCAGTTCACCCAGAGCACAGTGGTGAGCATGGTCATCTAGCCACTTACATTAACTCAACTGTTCGCAATAACACTACTCCAAACGTAAAAGATTTCAAAGCCCATCTTGAAACACACCACGCTAAACAAGTTGCTGGTGTTAAGACTGAAAAGTCCCAAGACGCAAAACGTGCCAAGGGTAAAGAAGAAGTTGATCATGTAGAAAAGAATAAGGCTCATTACGAACATGTATTGACTGCACATAACCATCTTGCTGCTGCAAAGAACTCTTTGGTTAAGTCACTAGAAAGTGGTCATAGCAATTATGAACACCATATCGAAGGTAAAGAATCTAAGCCAGAAGGATTCGTTGTTAACCATGAACACAACGGTAAGACTGAACCTTCTAAGTTAGTTAATCGTGCTGAATTCGCAAGATCTAACTTGTTAAAGGTGCGTAAATGAAATCCTTTAAATCTTTCTTAAACGAAGAAATCTATTTCGAAGATGCCCTGACAGAAGCAGCTGATGATGCTTCTAAAGAAGGTGGCGTTTCGAATAACACTAAGGGTGTTCTACACGAGATTCTAACTGGCAAGCATCTTAATAATGGCAAGCATATGGAGAAACATGTTAACGAACATGGCGAAACTCCTGTACAAACTCATGATCGTTTGAAGAAATCAATTCATCCAAACGACTATAAGCGCATTGATACCAATGCTAAGTCTGCTGCTAACCATATTAAGAAACATATTGAATCTACTCATCCAGGTCATGCAGTACATGCGGTTACTCATACTTCCAAGCCTGGAGATACAGAAAAGGTAACTGGTCACAAAGCAACTCAGAAAGAAGATTCTTCTGATGTGTATATTTCCACTAAGCATCCTAAGACTGGTAAAGTAACTCACCATGGCGTAAGTTTAAAAGTCAGCGATAACTCTAGCAAGAATATTCCTTCTTCAAGTCTTGGTATGGAATCTGGTGGTTCAAAAGCCAAAGAACATTTCGCTGCACATAAAGCTGCGATTCTTAAAGCACATCCTCAGTTGGTTGGTAAAAATAAAGACCAACGTAAAGAAGCTGCCAAAGCAGATCCAAAGATGCACGCTGATGTTAAAGAACGTAATAAAGTATTACTACACAAAGTTGCGCATAGCCATGCTGCTGAATTACAGCATCATCTAGATACTGGTAATCATGAGCACGTAGTTAAACATATCCGTGAAGTTCTTCATGCTCATAAAACTCCTGCTCAAGAAAAAGGTCATAGTTTTATTAAGCATACAACTTATCAAACTGCTAAAGGTGTTCAACATCATTCTAGCAACCCAAGTGAAGACCATGAGCATATCCTAAAAGACCATAAGAATCTTTCAGTTAAATCTTCTGGTGGTTCGGTTCACTTCTATCATAATGATAAGAAGTTTGCTTCTCAAGCACATAAGTTTGATTCACAAAGCGATCCACTGAGTTCACTAAAATCCGCAGGAAAGGCTGTATAATATGTTAACATTTAAAGAATATCTTGTTGAATATGCAGTCGATGCTAAAGGACATAAAAGTTCTACTGGTGGGTTGACTCAAAAGGGTCGTGATGCATACAATGCTAAAGGTGCTAACCTACAAGCACCAGTCACTACTCCACCATCTAAATTAAAAGCTGGTAGTAAAGCAGCAAATCGCCGTAAGTCTTTCTGTGCACGTATGGGTGGCATGGAAGGTCCAATGAAGAAACCAAATGGCGAGCCAAGTCGTAAAGCATTGGCACTTAGAAAGTGGAATTGCTAAATGATTAACTATAAAGATCTCCAAGAAAAAGGTATCTGCTGGACTGGATACAAACGTAAAAAAGGTACTAAACCTTACGAGGATGGCAGCTGTATGAAAGAAGAAAAAGATAAACCAATCAGCCTTAAATCTAAGGTTATGGCATTTGGTCGTATGAATCCAATTACTTCTGGACATGAAGCTGTTGTTAATAAAGTTCATGAGGTTGCCAAGAAACATAACGCTGATCATATAGTTATTGTTTCCCATAGCCAAGATGCTAAGAAAAACCCATTAACTGGCGAGCAGAAAGTTACCCATGCCAAGAATGCATTCCCTGGAACTAATATACAATCTGCCAGTAAAGAACATCCTACTATCCTACATCATGCTGCTAAAGTCCACTCTACTGGAGCACAACACCTACACGTAGTTGCTGGTTCTGATCGCCATAAAGAGATGCATAACCTGCTGCATAAATATAATGGTCAACATGCTGCTCATGGTCATTATAATTTTAAATCTATTACTGTTCATTCTTCTGGCGAACGTGATCCAGATGCTGAAGGTACTACTGGTATTTCTGCAAGTAAAATGCGCGAGCATGCTGCTTCTGGTAACAAAGCAGAATTTCACAAAGGTGCTCCATCAAAGATGAAGCCAGAACACAAGGACGCCATGTATAACGATGTGCGTAAAGGTATGAATATTAAAGAAGAAGTTGTTCAAGAAGAACTGCGTGCTGATATGGGTGCTGCTGCTTGGGTTAAAGATTTTATTTCTTCAACACACCCTCGCTTTAATAATAAATCTAAAGATGAACGTCGTAGAATGGCAATTGGTGCTTACATGGCTGCCAAATCTCGTGGTGTCAAAGAAGAAGTTCAGATCGATGAACTGTCTACTGAACTCTTAGGTAAATACAAAACTGCTGCTGGCGCTGATGCAAAAGCAGCTGATGCTGCTGGTAACTATGCCAAAGGTGACAAGCGTTTTAAAGGTATCAACAAAGCCACGAATAAACAGTTTGACAATGATTTAAAGAAGCATGATCAAATGAAAGAAGGTACTCTTCAAGGTAACATCGGTGGCGGTGATGCCATGAACACTACAACTTCTGCTCCATCTGGATCAACAACAAAGGATACTACTATGAATAAAAAGATTAAAGGATTTAAATTCTTTAATGGCGAGAATGATAAACAAATGAATATGAATCAGCCAGTTAAAGAAGAAATTCAAGAAGGTGAACGTGGTCTTTGGGATAACATTCACGCCAAGCGTAAACGTATCGAGAATGGTTCTGGTGAGCGCATGCGTAAACCTGGAAGCAAAGGTGCGCCAACTGCAGATGCTATAAAGGCATCTCAAACAAATGAAGAAAAGAAAGATGATGTTCCTTTTGATGGACCATATACATCTACTTTCAAGAAACCAAATAATCCAAATCGTACTGGAATGGATGCTGCTCGTTCATTGGCTCAACGTGCAATGGATCAACTTAATAAAAAGAAACCAGTTAAAGAAGAAAAAGACGAACAAGAGTATGGCTACGAAGGCGATATGGCTTTGAATCAATTGGCAACGCTAACACGTTGTGCTGAAATGATCAAAGATACTCTAAAGCCAGACACTGATTTGCCAGAATGGGTTCAATCTAAGATTACTCTTGCAACTGATTATATTCAAACTGCAGCTGATTACTTGTATTCTGAGTCTGAGGTAAATGAACAACATGCACCAGTTGCTCCAGTTCCAGATAAAAAGTATATCAAGGGTACTCCTGAACATAAAGCATACAAAGCAACTAAGAAGCCAATCAATGGTATGCCAACTAATGTCAAAGAAGAAAATCTTGACGAAAAGTCTGATCAGGCTAAACAAAACAAAACAATGAAAAATATGATGGACGCATCTCGTGGTGCTCGTTATAAACTTAATAATCCAGTTCCTGACACTGATCATAAAACTGCTAGAGAAAAAAACGTAGCAATTGGTCGCGCACTACGTAGTGAAGCCACTGCGCAGAAAGGTGTTAACGTAGATAAAGTAAACCACGCTGGTGACACACCCCATGAAGAAAAATGGGAACCAGCACCTAAGACAGTATCTAAAATTAAAAAAGTAAAAGAGGAAAATATGAAATCATATAAAGAGTTTTTACAAGGATTAGATGAAAAACTAATTGGTAAACAGCACAAACTTGACAAGAATA